TTGCCTGCAGAATTTACAGTGGACGGAATAACTAGCTTGGTTACACTTGCTGAGGCACCAGATATAGGCGAAAAAGTAATAGTAACACGTAAAATAGGTAGACTATGGGCACCTGATGGAGGTTCTCTAGAAACTACAAATAATTTAATAACACGCTTCTTGAAGGCAGAGCAAGCCTCGTTGCCCGAATAAATAGTGTATATAGGATCATGAAATGAAAGACAATTTTAAAGACATAAACGGTACTTTGATACAAGGACACATAAAGATTAGTGACCCTTCTACGGGCGAAGTTCTTATCAATAAGAGAAATGCTATCCATTACGAAAATATGAGTATTTCACTTGCAGAAAGTTTAAGTAATGCAGGTGAAGGATTTATATACCAAATGGCGTTTGGTAATGGTGGAACAAGCATTGACCCTACAGGTATTATTACATATCTAACACCAAATTCAACAGGTACAAATGCAAGTTTGTATAATCAAACTTACCAAAAAGTTGTCGATGATAGAAGCGTGAACAATCTTGATCCTACACGTAACAAAATTGAAACTAGACACGTAAGTGGAACTAATTATACAGATATTTTAGTAACATGTTTGCTAGATTATGGTGAGCCTAGTGGACAAGATGCTATAGACAATGCTAGTAGCACAGAAAGTTTATATGTATTTGACGAGCTAGGACTTGTTGGTTACGATCCAACAGGCACAGGACGCTTACTTACACACGTAATTTTTCACCCTGTACAAAAATCTTTGAATAGATTAATTCAAATTGATTACACAGTGCGGGTACAAAGTTTATCGGGGCTTAGTAGCTAATGGCATATTCAATAAATTTTACAGATCCAAACAAACAGCCCATTACAGTTGAAGATGGAACTACTGATACTACTACAAGTTTAAGTATTCCTGGACGTAATACTGCAAACTATGGTACTGTTATTGGACAAAATTTTATCCAATTACTAGAAAACTTTGCTAGTACAACTGCTCCTACTAATCCCGTACAAGGACAACTTTGGTATGATAAATCTGTAGGAGTTTCTACATTAAAAATTTATGATGGTGCTACTTGGGCAAACGCAGGTGGAATCAAAAAAGGCGATATTGAACCGGATGTTACAAATGCTATAGCAGGTGACCTTTGGAGTGATACAGATAACAATCAACTTTATCTATTCACAGGTAGTGGATGGATTTTAGTTGGACCAGAATTTAGTGATGGTTTGTTGACAGGTACAAAGCCAACTGTACTAGTTGGTACTGATGATATTAATTATACAGTGTTACAGTTTGAAGTGCAAGGCGAAGTTCTTGCAATATACAGCACAAAAGAATTTACACCGAAAAGCACAATCGCAGGCTTTACATCAGTTAAGCCTGGTGTTAACCTAGCAAGTGTCACACTACAGAATGCAAATCCAAAATATTTTGGTACAGCAGAAAAAGCAGAATCATTAGTCATAGGCGGAAGTCCTGTACAAGCATCAAACTTTTTAAGAACAGATGTTACTAGTACAACTAACAGTCCTATCATTATACGAAATAACTCCGGCCTACAAGTAGGACAAGATGGACTAGTTACATTTGCTGTTGAAGGAACTAGTGGTATTATAAGTAACTTAACCTCCGGCTCTAGTATTGATATAAGAGTTAATAATCTTGGCGTAAGTAAAAATGTAATTAGAGTTGATTCTACAGAAAAAGTCGGTATTAATAATCCTAGTCCAATTGAAGCACTGGATGTTACAGGTAACATTCAATCAAGTGGCAAAATATTAGTAAACAATACTGCTGACTCTAGTAGCACAGGTACTGGTTCTGCAATTATTAAGGGTGGTTTAGGTGTTGCTAAAAAACTTTATGTAGGAACAGATATAAATGTTGCAGGAGATATAAACTCTAATAATATATTACCACAAGCAAATAATGCAAGTAATATTGGTAATGCAAATACAAAATTTGCAAATATTTTTGCAACTACATTTACAGGAAATTTGACAGGAAACGTTACAGGTACTGTAAGCGGACGCTCAGGATCAACGAATAAATTAGCAACTGCAACAACTTTTGAAATACAAGGCGATGTAAGTTCAAATCAAATTATATTTGATGGACAACAAGGCGGGTCAAATAAAATTTTTACAAGTACAATTAGTAACTCGTTTATTGCTAACAAGAGTGAAGTTGCAACATCTAACATTGATGACGAATTTATTGTAAACAGAACTAGTGGTACACCGGGTGTTTATAAAATAACACAACGTAATCTACTTAATAGTGTTACAGGTGTTTCTCCAGTAGGTATGTTAACACCCTTTGCAGGTGACACTAGTCCAAATGGCTGGTTACTGTGTGATGGAACTGAAGTAAAAATTTCAGACTATTTAGAATTGTTCCAAGTTATAGGATACAAATACAAAGACCAGTCTCTAGTAACTAGTGGATTTTTTGCTGTTCCTGACTTAAGAGGACGTCAGCCTTTAGGTGCTGACAATATGGGCGGCTCTAGCGCAGGCAGAGTTACAAATGTTAACGCAGATGTTATTGGCGGATCAGGTGGTAACGAGAAGAAAAATATTCAAGTTGAAAACTTACCTGAACACGAACATGATTTACGTGGACCTAGTGGTGATCAATACTATGTTATTAGAGATATCCAAGGTGTTCCAACAGATCCAGAAGGTATCCAATACGATGCTCCAACTGGTTCACAAGCAGGTCAAGCATATCCAACATCAGGTGGTATTCTAACTAACGATGCTGTTGGCGAACCATTAGACGTTATGCAACCATTTACTACAATGAATTACATTATATACACAGGGGTAGGGGGCTAATGAGTTATCAAATAAACAAAACAAATGGTTCTTTGCTAGTTGATCTAGCAGACGGGCAAATAGATAACAGTACAACTGATATAACTCTTATAGGAAGAAACTATAAAGGGTTTGGTGAATTTATCAATGAAAACTTTGTCAGTGTATTAGAAAATTTTGCAAATACATTGCCACCTGCTAATCCAATTACTGGACAATTATGGTGGGATACAAGTACAAATAGATTAAAGATTTACACAGGAACTGAATTTACTTCAGGCGGCGGTCCTATTGTTAGTGCAGTAGAACCAAATATGGTAGAAGGTGATCTTTGGATTAATAACGAATCAAAACAGATGTATTTTTATGATGGAAATAATCCTATCTTACTAGGCCCTTCATACAGTGCATTCCAAGGAATTACTGGTTCGCAAGTTGATACAGTATTAGATAACCAAAGTACAAGTAGAACAATTATTAAATTTTATATAGGTAATACTATTGTAGGAATTTATAGTAAGATTGCATTTACTCCTTCACCAGGAACACAACTAGGTGGACTAGTTGGTGATGTACAAAAAGGTTTTAATGTAATTGATGCTGATTTCAAATGGAACGGCACAGCAACAAGAGCCGATGCATTAATTGATGCTACAGGTGCAACACGATTAGCGGCACAGTTCCTTCCTGCTGATACAAATGGTACCACTAGTGGTGCGCTTATAATTCAAAACTCACAAGGACTAACGGTTGGTACATCACAAAATAACAAAAGTTATGTGTTAGGTACAAGTTTTGTAACTGAAAACCAACTTACTGATCACGATTGGCGTGTAAGAGTAAGAACAACAGACGGTCCAATCGATGCAATATATACAAAAACAAGTACGAAGCATATTGGTATATTCACCAATTCTCCAGAATACACACTTGATGTTAATGGTGATGCGAGAATTAAAGGTAACCTAATTATAGAAGGTGATAGAATTGGTGTTGAAACAGAAGTACTAAGAGTTAAAGATAAAAATATCGAATTAGGTATCACTGATGACAGTACTGTAATTGATGATGCAACAGCAAATGGCGGCGGTATAATTTTACAATCATCTGCAGGTAGTAAAGAATTTATTTGGGATTTAACAACTAATTCTTGGTCAACTAATGTAGGTATAAATTTACAGAACACTCCTTTAAAGTCTAACGGTATTACACTTATTCAAGGCACTGGTGCACCAGGTATCACATCATTAGGTGCATTACAAAATTTAAACGTCGATAATGTTAATATTGACGGCAACACAATTACTTCAAACAATTCAGGACTTCAAATTACAAGTGCAGGAGCAATAAATGTTACAAACAACCAGAAAATATCAGGTGTAGCAGATCCTACAGAAGCTCAAGATGTTGCAACAAAAGCATATGTTGATGGTGCAATTAATTTAGAAACATTAAGTCTAGCATTAGATATTACAGGACTTACTAATGCACAAATAGCACTTGTGATAAACGATATTGCTCCTGCGTCTACAAAACAAAATGGCACAGAAGCAAGAGTGCATTGTACAGATACAACAAGTGCAACAGCAACATTTACTGGAGCAGACTTGATTGCATCGCTACAAAAGACAGAAGTAGCAGTACAGGCATTAGATGGTAATGGAAACGATTCAGGTTCAGTATCTGTACTAGATGACGTTACATTTATTGATGTTACAGGTAGCGTTTCTTTAACAGTTGATAGATCTTTAAAACTATTTAGAGTAGTTGGCGGTGCTTGGGCATATATACAGGAGCTAACATCTAGTGTATAACGATAAATACAATGTGATTACGGGGTATAATAAATGGCATACATAATTAACAGAACAAATGGTACACAGCTTACAGTAGTTGAAGATGGTACTATTGATCAAACCACCGATCTAAAACTAGTTGGTAAGAACTATGCGGGCTACGGTGAAATACAAAACGAAAACCTAGTTGCACTACTTGAAAATTTTGCAAGTGGGCAACAACCTACTAGAGCTATATCAGGACAAATATGGTTTGATAGCACATCTAGTAAACTTAAATTTTATGACGGAACAAAATTCCGTACAACAGGCGGTGCAGAAGTAAGCACAACACAACCTGTTGGATTAACAGAAGGTGATTTTTGGTGGGACACAACGAACAATCAACTGTATGCCAACGCCGGTTCCGGCGGATTTGTTCTAATAGGTCCACAGTCTACAGGTGACTCCGTAAGTCAAATGGTCACAAAACAAGTTAGAGATACTACTGCACAATTAAGAACTATAGTTACAGCAGTAGTAAACGACGAAACATTGTTTACTGTTAGTTCTGAACAATTTACAATTGATAGTTCAGATCCACAAAATGCTATACAAGGTTTTGATGTTGTAAGAAAAGGTGTTACATTAAGAAATACAACAGACAGCACAAGCGGTGTAACTAGTTCAGATCACAGATTTTGGGGCACAGCATCAAACGCATTAAAATTAGGTGGAATTGATGCATCAAACTTTATCCAATCAGAACCGGGAGCAGATGCTACATTTAATAGTGTTGCAAGATTTATAGATGATGGTTTGTCAGTTGGTACATCAAATGATTTACTTATTAGTATTGAAGATGGATCACAAGGTAAAATTACTAACCAAGTTGGAAATGAATTAAGATTTGCTGTTACATCTGCTAATACAGAAACAGAAGTAGCAAAAATTACACAAACAGGTTTCAATCCTTTTACAACATTAAGTTATGATTTAGGATCTACAAACTTCAAATGGAATACAGTTTATGCACAGTCATTTAACGGACTAGCAACAAGTGCAAGTGCAATTAGAGTTTCAGGATCAGACTATACTGGAAGCACAAGTTCTACAGCAAATACTGTTGCTATAAGAGATGCTGACGGCGATATATACGCTAATTTATTTAGAGGCACAGCAACAGCGGCAAGATATGCTGACTTAGCAGAAATATATGCTACTGATGAAGAACTT